CACATCCCTTAGAAAGGGTTTGTAAGAGGGGGAGCAGGGCAGGGGTGCGCGGGGGAGGCTCCCGGGGTGCGTAGGGAGTTCTTGGAGGAATGCCCCTTTTATGTGATCAAGTGATCCAACGCACGGCAACCCCTCGTAACTCCAAAGGAACCAATGGATCACAATCCGCGAGAACCAGTGATCCACGCACGTGATCCACAAACGACGAAGGCCCCTTTCGGGGCCCTCGCTCATCCTGGCTGTCTGTCGAACGCCACCACGGCGCCGCTCGGCTTCGCCGCCCGGAGCTCATCGGGCGGCACCCACACACGCAACCTCGTCCCCTGAGTCCCGCGATTGACCTTCCGCGAGCACCCGAGCATGCGCAGACACCCGCCGACGCGCCGTTGCTCCGCCACCCCTTGCCGCTCGATAGGCACCCCGAGGAAGGCGAGCGCGCGCGAGACCTTGACCTCGTCCTTCCCCGCGCAGTATTCGGCGAGCTTCTCCGTCCAGGTGTCCGAGACCTCGAACTGGTGCGTCTGCTCCCGGGCGAGGACCTTCTCCTCGGGGGAGAGGTAGAGCGGCTCCCCTGATAGGTAGAGGTCCCGGGCGGCGGCGAGGATCTGATCTCGGTGCTCGCGGAACCAGTCGATGGGGATTTCCGCGAGGCGCACTTCGATGCACCAGTAACGGCGGTTGCCGTTCGTGTCGAAGAGGATCTCTTGGTCGTTCGTCGTCCCGAGGAAGACGCACCGGCGCGGGTGGTCCTCCGCATGGCGCTCATACTTCTGCGTGAAGCGGTCGGAGCGGCGCGAGGTGAAGGCTTTCTGCGTCTCGATGTCACTCCTCTTGGTCGCCGCGAGCTCCGCGACCTCGACGATCCACTTGCCTTGGAGTTGTCGGATCACGTTGTCCGTGTCGAGGGCCGGGAGGGCGTCGCAGAACCAGGCGATCTCTTGGCAGAGGACCTCCGCGAAGGTGCTCTTCCTTGCGCCGCCTTCGCCGGAGAGGATGAGCATTTCGTCGAACTTGCACCCGGGGACCAGGGCGCGGGCGATCGAACCCATGAGGAACTTGCGGAAGAAGACTTCCTCGATGTGCTCGGTGGCGCCGAAGAGCCGCGCGGCGAGGCCTTCGAGGATCTTCGGGTCCCCGGGCGGAAGGGCGAGGATGTGCTCCTTGAGGGGATCGAACTTGTTCGCGTAGCAGACCGCCTCGAGGGCGTCGAAGGCGAGGTCCTTCCCCACGGCGATACCTTGGTGCTCGAGGAGCGCGCGGACGGAGGTCGCGTCGCTCTGCGCCAGGGTCCCTTGCTCGGCACGGAGAGCGATCGGCGGGTCGACCGCCAGGGGGTGACCGGCAAAGGCGTCGTACTGCAGCACGCCTTCCCACGCGTCGGTGGAGAGGTAGGTGATGACGTCGGTGAGGCGCCCCTTGGAGATCATCGGGTTGGGCGCGAGGGTGGTCACCTCGTAGGTGTGCTTGTGCGCCGGGTTCTTCTTCCGCCGCGGGGGCGCTTCCTCTCTCGGCGGGACGATGCGCGCAGCCTCGCTCTTGGCCACGAGGCGCGCGACGAATGACGGGCGAAGCCATTCCCCCGGCGGGCGCTCCGCATGGTCCCGGGCTTCTTCGAGCTTTCTTCGCAGGATGTTCGTATCCCAAGGAGGTTCGCACCGGGCGTTGAACGGCGCGAGCTCCTCGAAGGCCACCTCGAGGGGCAGGCGTAGGGTGCGCATGAGACGGAGCGCCACGTACCAAAGGTGCATGTCCCCGCCCTTGCCCTCGATGCACGGGGCGACGGTCGCGAGGTATGCGCGAGCCTCCTCGAGGGCCTCGATCCCCTCGGGCGTGGCGACGTCCACGGGTTCGAGCGTGCCCTCGGGGGAGACGCGTTCCCGCCGGCGGAGGCCGTCCCACGAGAGAAGCCACTCGGGCGCCGGGGCGATCTCCTCGGTACCCTCCGCGAGCACGTAAGAGCCTCCGTTCCGATGCGCGCTCCCCGGGAGCACGACGAAGCCGCCGTCGCCGCGGATGTCCACGTCGGCGTCGATCTCCTTCTGAGAGCAGCGCACCGCCCACCCGGGCCACTGGAAGTAGAAGTGTGCTCCCCCGCGTGGTGTGCGCACCGTGCGCGTCGGCGGCGGATTGCACCCGAGGAAGAGAGCGACGCTCTCCGGCGTGTCGCAGTCGACAACGAAGCAATCGCTCCGTGCGCCCGTCGCGAGGCCGTATCCACACCCCTCGGGGCCTTCGACGTTCTCCCCCTTCTCGAGGGAGCCCCAGAGGACCATGGGGTGCTTCCCGGGTCGTTCACACTCGGCGCCCTCGTGACATGTGCAGACGCCATCGCGGACCGGGTGCAGGGGGAAGCGAGTCACCAGGGCAAGCTAGGCAAAAAGGGCCCCGAAAGAACAATTATTCGCACGGTGAGAAAAATTGTGTGCGTTCGGCGCACGGTGTGACTATATACCCCTTGTCGAAAGGGACCGCGCGCTCGCGAGAGCCGCGATGCGCGCCGTCATGTGGTTTACCTATGCACCTACCGTGCACCGGAACGTGCCCTGCTTTTCCGCGTCTCAGATCGAGACGTTTTTGCAGTGTGCACGTAAGTGGGCCTTCAAGTACATCGAAGGCGTAGAGACTCCCGCGCATCCGAACGCCCTCTTGGGCTCTCGTGTGCACAAGCAACTCGAGACGCACCTCAAGGGCGGTTCGTTCACGTTCGTCCACGAGGACGGAACCGTGGACGAGAGCGGCGCCATCGCGCAAGCCGCCCTCGGACACATTCCCGATCCTCTCTCGCCCGGTCTTGTGGTCGAGGGTTCGTTCGTCGTGCAATCGCTGCGCACGGGCTTCCTCTACCAGGGCTTCAAGGACGTGGAGATGCCCGGGCTCGTGCACGATCACAAGAGCACGGGGAACCTGCGGTACGCGAAGACGTCCGACGATCTCCTCTGGGACACGCAGGCCATCCTTTACGCCCAGGATCACCTCGACTTCTACGGCACCGATTTGGTGCGCCTTCGTTGGCTCTACCTCCCGACGAAGGGCTCAAAGGTCGCCAGGCCCGTAGAGGTGGAGGTCACCCGAGAGCACGCCGCGCAGGTCATGCCGGTGATCGAAGGCGTTGCGCACGAACTCACCGAGCTGCACCGGGCGAAGCCAGCGGCTCTCTCTCTCCCTCCGAATGCGAACGCGTGTGAGGCCTTTGGGGGCTGTCCACATCGCTCACGTTGCAACTTGTCCCCCGCTGAAAGGTTGAAATCTGTCATGTCCGGATCTTTTCTCTCGTCTCTCCAGGCTCGTAAGGATGTTGTTGCGCCCAAGGCGCCCGCTCCCGTGGAGGACGACGCGCCCCCCGCGCTCGATCCCGTCCCGATCAACCCGCCGGAGAGTGCTCTCCCGCCGTGCCCCGTGCCCGAAGAGGCCGGCGCGCCCGAAGCCCCCGCCGAGAAGCCCAAGCGCACCACGAAGAAGGCGGAGAAGGTCACCCCCGTGCAGGCGGGCGTAGGTGCCTTCGCTCTCTACGTCGACTGCGAGCCCGTGCGTGGTCGCTCGGTGACTCGTCTCTCCACGCTCGTGGAGCAAGCTCGCGGCATCATCAAGGCGGACCCGGAGACGGGCGGTGTCGAGGACTTCCGCTTCATCGGATACGGCAAGGGCCCCGGCGTGCTCTCGCTCGCGGTCGCGAAGCTGGCCGAGGAGCACGACGCAATCACCCTCTCCACGCGCACCCCCGAGGGCTCCGCGTGCCTCGCAGCTCTCGAATCCCGGGCGGCCTACGTCGTCGTCGGACACTGAAAGGAAGGACCAGACCATGATCGAAATCAAGCACCGCTACACGGAAGCAGTTCTTCACCGCTCCGAGCATTTGACTTTGCGTGAGGCCATCTTGGAGGCTTTGCGTGGGGGCGCCGACCTCGGGGGCGCCAACCTCCGAAGCGCCAACCTCTATGGCGCCGACCTCGGGGGCGCCAACCTCGGGGGCGCCAACCTCGGGGGCGCCGACCTCCGAAGCGCCGACCTCCGAAGCGCCGACCTCCGAAGCGCCAACCTCCGAAGCGCCAACCTCTATGGCGCCAACCTCTATGGCGCCGACCTCGGGGGCGCCGACCTCGGGGGCGCCAACCTCCGAAGCGCCGACCTCCGAAGCGCCGACCTCCGAAGCGCCGACCTCCGAAGCGCCAACCTCCGAAGCGCCAACCTCCGAAGCGCCGACCTCCGAAGCGCCAACCTCCGAAGCGCCAACCTCTATGGCGCCGACCTCGGGGGCGCCGACCTCTATGGCGCCAACCTCTATGGCGCCAACCTCGGGGGCACGAAAGGCGTCGAGGAATACTTTGCGAAGTTCCGCGAGGACATCCACAAGATCCTCGAACTCGCACCGGGCGAGGTGCCAGGCCTGCTCACCGCGTTGCGCACGGGCAAGGTCGACGGCTCGACCTACGGCGATGGGGATTGCGCGTGCCTCGTAGGCACACTCGATCGCAACGGCCTGAAGGGCCTCCCTCGGGATTCGAGCCGGCCCGCGGAGATGTGGTTCGCGCGGATCAATCGGGGCGATACCCCGGAGACGAACCCGGCCGCTGCGCAGGCATACTTCTGGGCCGCTTCGTGGCTCGAGGACTATCGCGCTCGGGTGCCTTCGGTCGTGGACCTCGCCACCGAGATCAAGCCCAAGAAGTCTCTTCGGGTGGAAGCGTAAGTGAAGGAGCTCGTGGGCGATGGCTTCGCGGGCGGCGGGGGTGCGAGCGAAGGCTTGACCCTCGCCGGCCTCCCGCCGCACTTCGCGATCAATCACGATGCGATGGCCCTGGCGATGCACGAGGCCAACCACCCGGGCACGAAGCACTATCGCTCGGACATCTACGAGATCGATCCCGAGGAGGCCACCGGCGGCCGGCCCATGGGCCTCCTCTGGCTCTCACCGAACTGCACCCACTTCTCCCGAGCGAAGGGTGGGAAGCCGAAGAGCGCGAAGATTCGCTCGCTCGCAAGCGTGGGCGTGCGCTGGGCTCGCGCGGTGAAGCCCCGTGTGATCATCGTGGAGAACGTCCCCGAGTTCAAGACGTGGGGCCCTCTCCTCGCGAACGGGAAGCCGTGCCCGAAGCGTAAGGGTAAGTCCTTTCGCACGTGGGTGCGGCAACTCGAACGCGCTGGGTACGCGGTCGAGTGGCGCGAACTGCAGGCACATCACTACGGCGCGCCCACCTCGCGCAAGCGCCTCTTCGTAGTCGCCCGGTGTGACGGCGAGCCCATCGTTTGGCCCGAGCCCACGCACGGCCCGGGGCTCGTCCCCTACCGAACGGCGAGTGAGTGCATCGACTGGACGACCCCCGTCCGCTCGATCTTCGACCGGAAGAAGCCCCTCGCGGATAAGACGCTCGCGCGCATCGCCCGGGCGATTCAAAAGCACGTCCTCGACGCGCAGCACCCCGTGCTCGTACCCGAGGGCGCCGCCGCGCTCATCCAGACGAGCTACGGGGAGCGGAAGGGACAGGCCCCACGGGTGCTTGACCTCAAGAAGCCCCTTGGAACGGTCGTGGCGGGCGGGCAGAAGCACGGGCTCGTGTACGCGTGCATCGCCAAGCACTACGGCGGCCACGAGGGCACCGGAGCGTCTCTCCGGGCGCCGCTCTCGACGATCACGACGCAGGACCACCACTCGCTCTTGACGGTCGAAGTGAACGGGCCCCGCCGTGCCCAGGTACGCGCGTTCCTCGAGCGGTTCGGGGTAGACCCCAAGGGCCTGGAGATCACGGACATCGGCATGCGCATGCTCACCCCTCGGGAGCTCTTCCGAGCCCAGGGGTTCCGCGACGACTACGTGATCGATCCGACCTTCGAGGGAAAGGCCCTCTCGATCACCGCGCAGGTACGCATGTGCGGCAACTCGGTGTGCCCTCCGCTTGCGGCGGCCATCGCGCGGGCGAACATGCACCGGCCGGCGGGGAGGTTGGCGGCGTGAGCTTCTGGCAAGACCAGGCGGCTCGCACGTTCCAGAAGCGCGCGATCGAACGCACCGCGGACTTCCGCCGCATTGAAGCCATCCCCCGACGTGGGCCCGTGCCCGAAGGGCTCGTGGAGAAGCTCACCCGGGAACTCAAGAAATCCGGCGGAACCATGACCCTCCGCCCGATTCAGGCTCAAGCCCTCGCGGAGCTCCGACAGGTGCGCGGCCTCTTCGCGCCCATTCGTGTGGGCGGCGGGAAGACGCTCCTCTCCCTCCTCGCTCCGTTGATGGTCGACGCGAAGAAGCCGCTCCTCGTTCTCCCTGCGTCCCTCGTGGCCAAGACCGACCGGGAGCGGGCCTCCCTCACGCAGCACTGGCAGATCCCCGCGAGCCTGCGGATCGTCTCCTACGAGATGCTCGGGCGCGTGCAGAGCGCGGCCTTCCTCGACTTCGTGAAGCCCGACTTCCTCATCCTCGACGAAGGTCACCGCGCGAAGAACAAGCGCGCGGGAGTCACGCGCCGCCTCACGCGGTACCTCCGCGAGAACCCGGAGACGCGCGTGCTCGTGATGTCCGGCTCGATCCTCAAGCGATCCCTCCGGGACTTCGCCCACCTCATCGAGTGGACCCACCGCGACAACGCCCCCGTCCCCCTCGTGGACTCCGAACTCGAGGAATGGGCCTCATGCCTGGACGAGAAGGTGAACCCCCTCCTGCGCGTTCACCCGGGTGCGCTGCTCACACTCGCGACCCCCGAGGACAAGGGGGAGACCGCCCTGGAGACCGCGCGGAAAGCGTTCCACCGGCGCCTCGTGGACACCCCCGGCGTCGTTTCATCCGGTGGCGATCAGGTCTCTTGCTCCCTCTACCTCGAGGGGCACGTGGTCCCCGGGAATGCGGACACCGATCGCCACTTCGCCAAGCTCCGCTCGGAAATGGAAACGCCCGATGGTTGGGCTCTCACGCAAGCCGTGGACGTGTGGCGCCACGCGCGCGAGCTCGCCCTGGGCTTCCACTACGTGTGGGACCCGAGGCCTCCCCAAGGTTGGCTGAACGCTCGCAAGGCGTGGGCGAAGTTCGTTCGCGACGTCCTCTCGCACTCCCGCACCCTGGACACGGAGCTGCAGGTGGCGAACGCTGTCCGCGCCGGCAAGCTCCGCCGGGACGAATGGGACTGGTGGGACGGCGTCCGCGCCACGTTCCAGATCAACCCCAAGGCCATCTGGCACGACCGCACGGCGCTCGATTGGTGCGCGGCGTGGCTTGAGCGCGAGAAGGGGATCGCATGGTGCGAACACACCTTTTTCGCCCGTGAGCTCTCCCGTCTCACCGGCCACCCCTACTACGGGCCGCAGGGCCTCAATGCCAAGGGCAAGCCCATCGAGTCGGGTTCTGGGCCGATCATTGCCAGCGTCGCCGCGAACTCCACGGGGCGGAACCTGCAGCGCTGGAACAAGAACCTCGTGACGTCGCTCCCCCCGAGCGCCGACACATGGGAGCAGATGCTCGGACGCACGCACCGTGACGGGCAAGAGGCCGATGAGGTGACCGTGGACATCATGATCTCCTGCGTGGAGCACGCGGACTCTTGGGATCGCGCCCTAGCCGACGCTCGCATGGCGCAAGACATGCTCGGGCAACCTCAGAAGCTCTTGTATGCAGACTGCACGATGCCCATGGCGCCTCAATCGGGAGCGCGTTGGGAAAAGTAAAGAATCGACACGGGGGCATGTGCTTTACACGCACCGTGTGACTAATCTCCCGGTGCGCAGAGTGCGCACGGAAGCGAGTCAAGAACCATGGGCATGTTCGGTGGATTGAGTGAAGCGAAGACGAGCCAAACGGGCCAGTACCTCGCAGAGGGCGAGTTCGTGCTCGAGGTGCAGAAGTGCCTCGTGACGGGTCGAGGGAAGACGTTCTTCATTGCGGAGTGCGTCGTGATCGAGAACTCGAACGGGAAGAAGAACGACAAGGGGGAACTCTTGGATCCGGTCGGCGCCAAGCGCTCTTGGATGCAGGACCTCACCGATAAGGACGTCGGCTTCGGAGCCCTCAAGGGGTTCATCCAAGCTTGCGTGGGTCTCGACCTCAAGGACCCGGCGAACGCGGAAGCGATCAAGAAGCTCGACGGCGAGATCGAACAGATCGCAGAAGCGGCGATCTCTGCAGAACAGGTCTTGAAGGGTCGCAAGGTGCGGGATCACGTCTTCCTCAAGGACTCCAAGAAGAACCCTGGGAAGACCTACCACCGCCACGTTTTCTCACCGGCCCCCGCGGCTGCGTGAGCAAGGGGGCGGGCGAGGTTCGCAGCCTCTCCGCTCCACGAAAGGCCATCGTGACGCCCCTTCGGGGGAGGCCTCTACCGTCGACGCTTTCGGGCGGTCGCAAAGGTCTCAGGGTCGACCGGGAACACCGGCAACTTCCCCGAGGCTACGGAGTTTGTCACCGCCCAGGGCGAGCGTTCGCGTTCCCTCTGGGCACTACTCGGGGTCGCCTAATGGCAAGGCAACACATCCTTGTGTGGATGTGGACATGGTGGGTCGAGACCACCCCCCGGGACTGAGACGCACGCACGGGCAACTTTGCCCGGTACCTCCGCCTTCGTGCGGATACCCCGGAGGGTTGCGTCCCTTCCGTGCGTGCGTCTCTTTGGGGCTTTGCACTGGGTGCGGAGCGGTTTCCAAAACCGGTCTAGGTGGGTTCGATCCCCACGGTCCCGCTGCGCGCACGGAGGTCTCCTTTCCCTCCGTGCGCGCCCTTTTTCGAGCGCGAGGCCCCATGCACATCATGACGAACTCCAACGGTGAGAAGCCCTTCCTCCTCGACGCGAGCCACATCGCACGCATCGAGACGGAACTCGGAGGGGACGAGCTCGTGATGTCTCTCGTGCACGACCTTCAGATCGCCAAGGAGTCGATGGGACAGGCGGAGCGCGTGGCGGATCTCGAGGAGCAAATCACCGAACTCGAAGGTGAGCGCGACGAAGCTCGAGAGGAACGGGACTCCGCGCAGCGCGGACTCAAGGAGGCTCGCGACGCCTTCGATGCGCTGAAGTGCTCGATCAATGAAGCTCTAGCGCAAGCCGTTTTGGCCCGAGATCTATGAGCCTCATCGTCTGCTTTGACACGGAGACGGCGCTCATTCGGCCGGCGTGCCTCGCGCCGCCGCTCGCTTGCGTCACGTGGCAGTGCGAACAGGACGTTCCCCACATCGAGAGCGCGCGGGACGGCCTAGCCCTGGTCCGTGCATGGCTCGAATGGGGGCACACCCTCGTAGGTCACAACGTCGCTTACGACCTCGCGGTCCTCTGCGCCGCCGATCCGTCCCTCATCCCTCTCGTCTTTCGGGCGTACGAGGAAGACCGGGTCACGGACACGATGCTGCGTCAGAAGCTCCTCGATATCGCGGCGGGTTGCTACCGCGGGCGATTCGGCACCGGTGGGAAGTGGGTCAAGTACGACTACTCCCTCGAGGCGCTCACGCGCCGCGCTACGGGCCGTGTCCTCGACAAGGACACATGGCGTCTTCGCTACGGAGAGCTCATCGACGTACCCCTTGAGGAGTGGCCCGAGGGGGCGCGGACGTACCCCAAGGAGGATGCGCGTTCGACGTGGGACGTCTACCAGGCGCAGGAGATTCACGCGGAGTACCTCAAGGACCAGTTCCGCCAGGCGCGCGCCGCGTGGTGGTTGCACCTCACGAGCGCGTGGGGCCTGCGCACGACCCCCGAGGGCGTGCGGCAACTGGAACTCGCCACCCGAGTGGAACTCGAGGAGATCGAGGCGCAACTCATCTCCGCCGGTCTGGTCCGTGCGGACGGCTCGCGCGACACGAAGAAGGCCAAGGCGCGCATGCTCGAGGTGTGCGGCTGGCGCGAGACCTCGCCGGGCATCTTCGAACCCGACGCGAACGCCATCGACGGGAGGCCCCTTCGCCTCACGGACACGGGGAACGTTTCCCTAGATGCCGACGCCTGCGAGGCCTGCGAGGACGATCTCCTCAAGGACTACGCCAAGGCGGCGAACCTCAAGGGCGTCCTCGCCAAGGACCTCAAGGCGCTCTTCGCCGGCGTGGCGTACCCGATCCACACGAGGTTCGACCTCGCGGAGACAGGCCGCACGACGTCCTCCAAGCCCAACGTGCAGAACTGGCGCAAGCTCCCCGGCATTCGGGAGTGCTTCGTCCCCAGGCCTGGCTACGTGTTCGCCCAGAGCGACTACGAAGGCCTTGAGCTGCGCACCTTCGCGCAAGCGTGCATCGATCTCCTCGGGCACTCCGAGCTCGCCCGCGCGCTGAATGCCGGCCTCGACCCCCACCTTGCCCTGGCGGCGACGATCCTGGGGATCTCCTACGACGAAGCCAAGGCCCGAAAGGCCGCGGGCGACCCAGAGATCAAGAACGCGCGCGACCTTGCCAAGGTGGCGAACTTCGGTTTCCCCGGCGGTCTCGGGGCGAAGACGTTCGTGGTCTACGCGAAGCAAGGCTTCGGCGTCACGATCACCGAAGAGGACGCCAAGGCGCTGAAGGAACTCTGGTTCCGCACGTGGCCCGAGGCCCGGGAGTACATGGCCTATGTGGGACGCCTGGCGGACGGGCCCACCGGCGCCACGATCACCCAGATCCGTTCCGACCGAGTCCGCGGGGGCGCGACCTACACCGCCGCGTGCAACTCCTTCTTCCAAGGCTTGGGCGCGGACGCCACGAAGCACGCCGGATGGCTCATCGCCAAGGCCTGCTACGTGGACCGCAGCTCGCCCCTCTTTGGGTGCCGAATCGTTTGCTACGTCCACGACGAATTCATCGTGGAGGCCCCCGAGGTTGGCGCCCCCGAGGCCGCGGAGGAACTCGCGCGGCTCATGGTTATCGGGGCGAACGAGTGGCTACCCGACGTTCCCGCCACGACGGAGCCCTTGCTCATGCGTGCGTGGAGCAAGGACGCGAAGCGCGTGGTGGACGCCACCGGCCGCCTAGTCCCCTGGGAACCGCCGCCCCTGGCGGCATGACCATTCACGCAACTTTGGAGGCGGACATGACGATGGGACCAGGACGTAAAGATGATCAAGGCAAAGTGCGTACGGATCTCCTGCCGGCGGGGGCGTTGCTCGAGCTGGAGAGCGTGCGCGCCCGGCGGTACATCGCCCGCGCCCGAAGCGCGCTCCTCGCATGGCGCCACGTCGGCGGGCTCGACCTGCTCCGGGGCGCGGCGAGCGAACTTCTCGCGGCCCTCGAGGTGTACGCGGAGGACGGGGCGTTCGAGGTTGCCCGAGTCCTGACCTTTGGCGCAACGAAGTACGGCCCGAACAACTGGCAGAAGGTGACGCCGTTCGAGGATCGTTACTACGCCGCCGCGCTGCGGCATCTGGGCGCGTCCGACATGGGAGACGAGAAGGACGCAGAGAGCGGGCTACTTCACGTGGCCCACGCCGCGTGCTGCGTCCTGTTCCTAATCTCCAAGAGCGTGGGCTTCGACGCGCTGAAAAAAGTTCCCAAGGCGTGATCTTTTGTCTCGCCAATTAGTAACACGGTGGTAGTAAAGGGGCGTTCCGGCGATGCATGAGGCGGGACTGATTGTGATTTGCGGCCAACCCGTGAGAGTGGTGGTCGCAACGGAAGAGGAGGTCTCGGATCTCCAAAACCAATTCGGTGCCTGCGACTTCGAAGCGGGTGTGATCTACGTGGCGCAGGGGGCTTCTCCCGCTTCGCTTCGGGACACGCTCGTTCACGAGGTCGTGCACTACTTCCTGCACGCCACGGGCATTGGAACGTTCTTGACGTCGTTCCTTGCGCCCGGAGTGGACGGGGAGAAGTTCGAAGAGACTTTGGTGCGGCTCGTGACGCCGCACGTGATCACGCTCGTTTCTCAGAACGGGCAAGCGCTTTGGAGGTTGGACTCATGAGGAAGATTCTTGTCGACGTCGACGGGGTGTTGGCGAACTTCGTGGGGGCAGTGTGCCAAGGCCTGCAGGCCTGGTCCGGTCCCTCTCGCCGGCCTTCCGTCGTGCCTCTTAGGTACCGGCCCGAGCTCTTCCGGGAGTACGACATGCGCAAGGCTCTCACCGAGCGGGAGCAAGAGGAGATGCACCGCATGTGCTCGTCCCCCGGGTTCTGCTCGGGCCTGGAGTGGTACGAGGGGGCGAAGGATTGGCTCGCGGAGCTCCGTCTCCTTGGGCATGTCACGGCCCTCACGGCGCCCTACGGCAACTCCCCGCACTGGACTGAAGAGCGGCGCGAATGGCTCCGGGGCCACGTTGATGCCGTGACCTTCTGCCACAAGGAGCGGAAGGCGGACGAGCCCGGAGACATCCTCATTGAGGACCGCCTCGAGACGTGCGTCGAATGGTCCAAGCGACAGGGCAAGCGCTCGATCGTTGTCGATCGACCGTGGAACCAAGAGAGGGGCGGTCCCCTGGTTGCACGCGCCTACGGCCTCCCGGGTGTGTCGATCGTCGCCGGCATCCTCGCGGGTGACATTCCGTGAGCACCATTGCTCGCGTGATCATCCCCGATTCGCACGGGAACCACATCGATGAGGCGGCTCGCACGGCTTTCCTCAAAGACCTCAAGTCGATCTGCCCCGAGGAGATCGTGATGTTGGGGGACCACCTCGATGCCGGCGGCACGTTCTCCACGCACCAACGGAACTACACCAACGAAATCCCCGAGTCCTACGAGGACGACTGCGCGGCCACGAACTCCTTCTTGGACGAGATCCAGAAGCGCGCACCCAAGGCAAAGATCTACTACCTCGAGGGCAACCACGAGGCGCACGTCGAGCGCTGGGCCGCCAGGTCGTTCACGAACAAGAAGGACGCGGACATGCTCCTCGAGCGCTTCGGCCCGGCCGCCGCGCTCGACCTCGCGAGCCGCGGGATTCGCTACTACAAGCGGAGCGAGCAATACATGGGCCTGGCGATCCCGGGCGCCATCAAGCTCGGGAAGGTCTACTTCGTCCACGGCGTGAGCCACTCTCGCCACGCCGCCGCGCAACACGTCGCACGGTTCGGCGCGAACGTCGTGTTCGGGCACGTCCACCGGTCTCAGAGTGTCGTGGAGCGCACCGTGGTCTCTTCGGGCTTCGGCGCCTGGTGCCCAGGCACGCTCGCGAAGCTGCAACCGCTCTACGCGCACACGTCGCCCACGTCGTGGAGCCATGGTTACGGCCTGCAGTTCGTGGCCCCCACGGGGAAGTTTATCCACTGGAACGTCCCGATTCACTCGGGCACGTCCCTCCTCATCGAAACGATCGACATGCTTTCCCGACGCAAGGATCGAAGGGAGGCTCGCCGTGTCGCAAGTTGATGAGCGCCGAGAGAAGCTCGCGGAGTACGTGAAGCTCCGAGACGAGGGAACGGATCGAGCGAAGGAGCGGCGCCTCCACGATGCCTTGGTCACCCTCAATAAGCCCCTCGTGGTCCGTCTCGCCCGGCGCTTCGGTGCGGGGTACGAGGACGACGACGTGCAGCAAGCGGGGATGATCGGCTTGATGCACGCGCTCAAGAAGTTCAGCCCGGAGAAGAGTTCCTTTTCCACCTACGCCGCCTACTGGATCCGTCACGAGATCCAGCAAGCCGTGCAAACGGCCACCAACGTGAAGCGCACGCGGCAACACAAGATCCCCGCGCCCGTCGCCAAGGCGGCGAACGCCTTCCGCTTGCGACATGGCACCGAGCCCACCGCCGAAGACCTCGGTGTGTCCCAAGAGGACTGGGCAACGTGGACCATGCCCCCGGCTTTCGTCGGTATCTCGGACGGCTCCGCCGGCGAGCCCGGCGAACCCGTGGGCGGCGCCGTCCTCGGCACGGACGACGTGGACGGGTCCAACGATCCCGCCATCGGGCAACGCATGGCGGAGGCGCTCAAGGGCCTCTCCCCCCGGTCGCGCAAGATCTTCCAGCGCTTCTACCTCGACGCGGGCGATCTCACGACCGAAGACCTCGCCAAGGAGTTCGGCCTCTGCCGGCGCTACATCGTGCGCGTTCTTGAGCAGGCCCGTGAGCACGTCTCTCGCGAGTTCCTTGAGGCATGAGCGCGCTCGCCGAACGAATCGCCCTCGATAGGGAGCGCGTTCGGCGCGGCGGCTTGCATGCGTTCACTCGCCTTGCGTGGCACCAAATCGAGCCCGGAGAGTTCAAGGACAACTGGCACGTGGGCGCCATGGCAGAGCACCTCGAGGCCGTGCACCGGGGGCAGATCCGCCGCCTCGTGGTGAACATCCCGCCGGGCTGCATGAAGTCCCTGGAGACGTGCGTCTTCTGGCCGTGCTGGGAGTGGATCGAGGACCCGTCGCTGCGTTGGATCTTCATGTCCTTCGACTCCCGCCTCACGGGGAAGCGGGACGGGGGCCGATGCCTCAAGCTCCTCCAAAGTGATTGGTTCAAGGCGCGCTGGGGTGAGAAGGTGATCGTCCCGTCGAAGGACGCCGCCGCTGGCGACTTCGAGAACTCCGCCGGGGGCTTCCGCTACGGCGCCTCCTTCGAGGGCTCCGTCACCGGGCGCCACGCGCATCGCCTGGTGATCGACGATCCGATCAAGCCCGGAGCCCTCACGAAAGTCGCCCTCGATAACTGCGAGGACACGTGGAAGAACACGCTCCGCTCGCGCATCTTCCCCGCGGACGAAGGCGGGGCGGCCGTGCTCATCATGCAGCGCCTCCACGAGCGCGACCTCGCCGGCCTCTTCGAGCAGGAGGGCGGTTGGGAGTTCCTGCGCTTGCCGATGCGCTACGAGCCTGCGCGGGCCTGCTCTACGTCGATCGGCTTCAAGGACCCACGCACGGAGGACGGTGAGCTCCTCTTCCCGGCGAGGTTCGGCGAGGCCGAGTGCGCGGCGCGGGCGAAGGAGATGGGGCCCATCGGAACGGCGGCGCAGGAGCAGCAACGGCCAACGCCCGAGGGCGGCGCGGTGTTTCAACGGGGCTGGTTCCAATCGTTCGAGGTGGCACCGGCGAAGTTCGATCTCCTCATCCAATCCTGGGACTGCTCGTTCAAGGACGAGAGCGATTCGGACTTCGTTTGCGGGCAAGTGTGGGGTGTTCGCGGGGGAGAGTTCTACCTCCTCGACCGCATCCACGAACGCTTGGACTTCCCCGCCACGCTCAAGGCCATCGGCGCCATGACACGAAAGTGGCCTCGCGCGGGGGTGAAGCTCGTGGAGGACAAGGCCAACGGTTCGGCGGTGATCTCCACGCTCAAGAAGAAGATCCCGGGCTTCATCCCCATCAACCCCGAGGGGGGCAAGGTCGCACGCGCGAACGCGGTGGCGCCCTACTTCGAGGCCGGGAACGTCTTCCACCCGCATCCGAAGGTTGCCCCGTGGATCGATGATCACGAGACGGAAATGATCTCGTTCCCCCGGGGCGCGAAGGACGACTCCGTGGACGCAACCACACAGGCTCTCAATTGGCTCGTGACCCGGGCGTCTCAGATGGCCGCCGCCATGGCCGCCCTCGCGGAGCACCCCGAGCGGTTGGCGGAGCTCGGGATATGACGCCGCTCGTGGAGGAGTTGGACGCGCTCGAGCGCATGCTCTCCGGGCGACCCCTGGCGGACGTGCTTCGTTTCGCGCAGGCGCTCACGGAGATCGAGGCGCAGCGCGAGGACTTGGAACGGGAAGAGATGGGGACGGCGTCGACCGTTCCACCGAAAGGAGAATGTGATGTCCGGTGACACGTTGGCGGGTGTGGTCTGCGGCGACGCAGAGGCGGGGGACATGGTCGTGTACTGCGAGTGCGGGCTTCTGCGTGCGGCGACGAAGCCCCACGGGTATCAGAAGCATGCGCCGTTGCCCGGGTCCGTCGAGCTTCGGCATGTGGAGCACCGTCGTCGGGACGACTCCGACGATCGCGCCCTCGGGCCTGCGGAGCCCTACCGCTGGTTCGGCCAGGCGGAGTCGTGACGTTCGCGGTCCACACGTGCCGAGACTGCGGAGGCGTCGCCCACCCGGCGAGCGGGTGTCAGTACACCGAGACGTGGATTGTCTGCGGGCCCTGCGTGAGGATCGCCTGGGCGTGGCTGCTTCGGCACATCAACGGCAAGGGCGGACGCAGCGGTCTCTACTTCTACGAGCACGCGGCGCCCTCGATTAGTCGTCCACCTCAGGAATGACCGGGATCGCCACGCACCGGCACTGAAAGTCCTCGCCTGGGTGGCCGACGCTCGGAGGGTTGTTCCAAGCGAACCTCTGCCCCTCGAGCGCGCGGTGTTCGTCGCGCACTCGCTCATCGAGTGAAGTGCTCCACTCGTACTCCTCCACGCCGGCCTGCACCTGCCTCGTTTGCGTGATCGCCGCGTTCGTCTTGAGCGTCTGGTCCCGGGCGATGAGCTCCGCCCGAGAGACACTCACGTTCCCGCGTTCGAGGAGTCGCCCCTGCAACTCCTCCACGCGCCACGTATGCGCGTCGGGATCGTCGAAGATCTCCCGCACGTCCTCCGCGTACACGCGCGCGGCCTTCTCCACGAGGCGAATGTTCTCGTCCCTCGCCTTAGCGATGGTGGCCGAGAGCCCGAGGGCGCGGGCGTTGATGCCCACGACCGTGAGCGCCTCCTCGTTCGACTCCGCCACATCGGCGGCCATGGCACTGAACTTCGCGTCCACGACTCGCGGGAGCGCAGCGATCACCCGCGCGAAGTGGATATCGAACTCATTGGGCAAGACCTTCGCGTCTTGCCGGAACACGCCCTTCCCCTCGAGCCACTTGAGCGTTTCCGCGTGGATCGCTCGCATGACTCCGGCGAGGGCCTCCGCGTACTTTCTCTCGGCCTTCCGATTCGCCTGCAGTCGGGCCGCCAGGCGCCTCCGTAGCGCGCGCTTAGCGAGGCGGGGCATCGGGAGCCGCCGGGGGGACGGGAGGCGCGCCAGGGGGCACGGGCGCCCCGGGAGGGGGAGGCGGCGGAGGATCTAGGGCCAGGGAGATCTCCTCCTTGAGGGACTTCTTCCGGGCGGCCTCATCGATCACGATCTGGCCCCCTTGCTCCGTGCCGAACCGAGCGAGAGCGACTTCCTCCGGGTGGAGGACGCCGGTGTCGATATAGACCTTGTCCGTCTCCGCCTTGGCCTTGCCGAGCTCCGCCTCTTCCTTCGCGGTCGGCGCCTGGAGCGGCTCCCAGCAAACCTTGACCTTCACCCGGCCGGCGCTCAAGACCTCGAAGAACCGCACGACCGCGGGCGTGAGTTCCTTGTCTTGCATCGAGGAGACTTCGTCGTACCAACCCCGGGTGTCACTCTCCCCCGTGGCGTTCAGGCCCGCGGGCGAACGCCCGAAGAGCACGGTGGCCGGCATGTCCGCCACGCCGCACACGAGGAGCATCATCCGATCGAGGACATCAGGGATGCCGGTGAAGGACGTGGCGATTCGCTCGAACTTCTCGCCATCTGCGTCGAGCATGATGGCCCGGCCCGCGCTGCGTTGCTGGTCCACCAGGGCCATGCGCGTCTTCAGCGTCGCCGGGTCCGAGGCGATTGCCGTCATGAGCCCGTTGATGGTGAACACGGCTTGCGACGCATCGGCCATCAGGGCCGCGGAGGATTGGTAGCTGGTGACGTACCACTGCAACGCCGTGTAGACGCGCTGCAGGACGCTCATGCCCCATCCGCCGTTAACGCGGCGCCTTGCGTCGGCGCGCGTGCCGTCGAAGCGAATCACGCGGCTCTCGTGGATGAGGGCGAGCGAACCCTCCGCCCCGATGCGGTAGACCTCGGGCTTGCCGAAGTTCGCCCGCAAGGGCTCGCGGTAAGTGCGCTCCACGGAGAGGAAGCGTCGATCGAGTGGGGTGATGTAGTCGATACCTCGCACGCCCGCGAGGTTGAGCGGCTGGTCCGGCGGGAGCCCGTCGTCGACGCCAAGGATGAGCACGGCGCCGCCGTACTGCCTTGCGCCCACGAGGGTCTCCTGTAGGGCGTCGTCGAAATTGAGATCCTCTGCGAGCTTCCGCAGGGGGCCGAGTTCTTTCGCTTCTTCGGCCTCGACCTTATACCCGCGCCGGAAGGCCTCTTTCGGTTTTTTCTCGACGATCTTGGCGGAGATCGCATCGCTCTCGCACAGCGCTTGGAGCGTGTGATCGTCGAGGCGGTACGGCATGGTGAACGCGACTTGCGCCACCTTGTCCCTCGACGTGCCGTAGCCAAGCATCGCGTTTTCCCACGCGTCCCCACGAGGCCGCGGAGGCTCGATCACGTCCGGAAGGGCGGGAGGGGAATAGAGTACCTGCCAAGCGCGCGCGAAAAATCCCACGGCGGAGGCTAGTCTTGACACATGCCGTATAAGACTCCGCAAGGCCGCCTCCGGGAGACCGGCGCACGCCGCGTCCTCGAGCTGCGCGCGGAGCATTGGACGTACGAGAAGATCGCCCGGGAACTCGGGGTCTCGCTTGGAACGGTGTTCCGCATCTGCACCGGCCGCACGTGGCAGTTCCTCAAGGAGCCCGCCCCCACATGAGCAAGGAGAGCCGAGAGCGGTGGCGCGCGGCACAAGCGGAGGTGCGCCCCTGGCACCGGCAAGAGGCCGAGCCCGAAGACGCATGGGCCGCGTTCCAGTCCTACCGGGACCAGGGCGCGCCGCGTTCGTTCACGCGCCTCGTGGGTCGCACGCAGAAGATCTACGACTGGGCGAACACGTTCGCCTGGCGTGAGCGCGTGCTCGCCTGGGATCGCCACGTCGACGGCTTGCGACAAGCCGAGCGGGAAGAGGTCCTTGCGCAGAACGCGCGAGACGTGGCCGCGCAGCACATGGCGATCTTGGGCTCCGCGAAGAGCTTGGCCTCGAGGGAACTCGCGAAGCTGAACAAGCTCTCGGAGGATTCGGGGGACATGCCGGGACCGTTCACGCTCTCGCAGGTAACGCGCCTCACCGACACGGCGATCAAGTTGGACCGTCTCGTGCGCGGGGAGAGCACCGAGCACGTGAAGACCACCATTGACCTCTCGAAGCTCACGGACGAAGAGCTTGACCAGTACGAGAAGCTCCTGCAGAAAGTGTCTCCCACCGAGTAACGCGTGTGCCTTTTTCGCACCGTGAGACTAACCTCGTGCGTGAGAATTTTCGGCATCGATCCGGGCAATTGCTCTGGCTTCGCGCACGTAGACGACGCCGGTAACCTCGAATGGTGCGGGTTACGGATGCCCGAGGCGGAAGCTCGCGGAGCCCTCGCGGTGATCGAAATCCCGCAGATTTACCGGCACGGACCGGGCGATCCCAATGACCTCGTGAAGGTGGCTTTCCTCGCCGGAGGTTACGCCCAGGTGTTGCGAGACCGCGGGGCCGGCCTAGCGCTCGTGAAGCCCGGCGAGTGGAAAGGGCAGGTGGACAAGGAGATCCACAATGCTCGCGTGCTCCGCTCCCTCTCTCCCGCGGAGACCAAGGTGTATGCACAGTGCACCAAGGGCGTTGCCGAGGGTAAGCTGAACAACATCATCGATGCCATCGGTCTCGCAAAGTGGGGCTTTCGGGTGGAACTTTGGCGCCGGCCCGCGTAGATTCTCCCCATGGTGACCAAGAAGACGGGCAAGGCGAAGCCCGCCAAGAAGGCCAAAGCAGCACCCCCTAGGCTCGCGCATAAGATGCCCGAAGAAGCTACGTCACCCGCGACGCTTGGTCGCCCTGAGATCTTCCACGATATCTACGCCCCCGCGTGGGTGGATCTGATCGTCGCGTTCGGCGGCATCGTCCCCCTCGCCACGGCGGTCGGCAAGGTTCCGCAGTCCGTTCGCCGATGGGCCAAGGGCGCCAACCCTCCCGATAACTCGACCATCGTTCTGATCCGGATGCTGTCCGCGCAGAAGGGTGTTCCGTCGCCGGTCTGATTACGCTACGACCTCTCGCCCGGGTACCCCGAAACGGAAGCCCATGCGCGCGCCTCCGGTGTTCGTGTAGATCGCGAAGCCGCCCTCACACGGGGCGACGTGCTGTAGGCCTTTTGAAGGGACGTCATAGCCCGAGTCCAGCCACGTAGCCCCCTGGTCGAGCGAGTAGACGAACCGAGCCTCTCCGGCGAACTGCAGCGCGAAGCCTCCCGCCGCCGTGCCCGTCATGGCAACCCAGGCCGCGCCAAACGGGAGAGGGTTCACGAGCATTCGCCCCGCGTAGGTGAGTTTGGACGTGAAGGTCTCCCCGCCGTTCGTGGAGAGAAGGACTTCTCCGCCTCCCGTGTTTGTGTCGCAGGGGGTGTACATCACGCCCTCCGGACCCATGCCGAGCACGTCCAAGAACGTGTTCTCGTCCTGCGCTGTCGCCGCGTCCACGTGCGTGAGGGCAGTACGGGCCGTCCACGTGAGACCTCCGTCGTCGGACGTGGCCACCGAGCTCTCCGTGGTCGTTGCATCCTTGCGCGCCACGAGCACCGTGCGGCCCCCGTAGGTGGCGATTCCGTGTCGGGAGTGTCCTCCAGCCCAAGCGCCCGGGAGAGACCGAGGCGTCCACGTGACGCCCGTCGGGCTGGTCTCGATCACGATACTGCTGCCCCCGTAGTACGCAGCGATAAACAAACCGTTGACTTCGTCGTAGACGATTCGGGGCGTGGTGAGGGCTCCGGGAGCACCCGCCAGGGCGTTTGTGTGCTTGGTCCACGTGCCTGAAGACTTGCGATAGACGTCTCTGGACTGGAAGTTGAGTGCGACGATCTCCGAGGGAGACACAGCAGCCCGTGCGAGATTGCGCGGTGTGCCCCCTGAAACCTCAGAACTCGCGGACCACGAAGTGCCTTGATCGTCTGAACGGCGCACGTTGTCCGATGTCCCGAAGGCGTACCAATGCCCTTCGTAGGGGGACCAGAGTAGGCTGTTGGCCCCGCCAGCGATCGCCACCGCCGTACGGAAGTTCTGAAGCGGGGCCTGGCCCACGTAGGTGAGGAGAGCCGCGAGAGCGGCCTTCGCTTGCACGCTTCCGTTCAACGCCTTGTTGAACAGGTCGTTCAAGTGATCGGCGGGGATTCGCGATTCGGGAACGAAGTAGTCCCCGGCGGGGGCCACCTTCGTGGCGCTCCCGGCCCAGTCCTCCGGACCCGCGGGGTAGTTCGCTAGGGACGTTGCCCAGGTGGGCGTGGAGAAGGTGGGATCTGCGGGGCGTGACACGCCAGGAGCTTAGGACGCGGGCACCGTGAGGCCGTACCGAGAGAGCAGGTACGCGGAGAGCTCGCGCAGGTCGAGGGGGGTGAGTTCCCCGTTCCACACGACAACCTCCGCGATGCGTCCCGTTAGCTTGCTCGCCCCGCCGTAGGCATTCGAGCCGAGGGCGAAGTCCGCGATGATCGGAGGGCTCGAACCCGTGGAGGTATCCTCCGCCGTGACGAAGTTGTTCACGAAGAGCTTCGAGTCCGTGCCGTCGTCCGTGATCAAGATCACGCACGGGTCGCCCGGGTCCCCGGTTGTGCCAACCATCGGGTTGGTTCCGTTGTACCATTCGACCACTCCGCCGGAGTTCAGCAAGACGTAGGAGTCCGCGGCGCTCGAGAAGAACGAAGAGCCCGGCGTGGCGTCTCCCACGAGGAGGATCGTCCTCTTGCCCTTGATGGGGTTGGCCGTGAGCCAAAGAGCACTATCGAGATCCTGCGTGCCGTTGAAGGCCACCACGGGCTGATTGTTGTAGTCCGCATCCGCGGACGTGATGGTGGGCGGCGGGTTCGCCGTCTCCGCCTGGCCCCGGCGATCTCCCGGAGCAAGGTCCGTCCAA